TAGCATGTCTCTTAAAGACCGTAAGGCAAAGATTGCCTCGCGAGCTCCTTTAACTCCGCCGTAGATAACGCGGTCTTCAATGTGTGTCATGTGGGTGTTTTTCCCAGCCTTTGACGCTTCAGTTATGCTATCGCTAAGATGCTCTTTAAATGATTTCATTATTTTAAGAATTTGATAAATTTATCATATGGTATTTTTTTAGTTCCTTCAAAGTTGAAAGAGAAACGACCAGATGCGTTTGTTCCTGTTCTAAATGCAGTGTAATAAATTTCGTTATCAAGAATATCGCTCACGACATACAAGTCAATATTCAAATATTTGTTATCTTGTGTGTTCAATCGTATTCCAGATATTGGAAATTGGGTATCTTTCAATTTCTCTCTTTTCTTATCGGCGAAGCTTCCTGCAGAACCTAAATATTCCCACGACTTTCCTGATGAAGTTTTGCCATATACCTTATAAAGCGGAAGGGATGTTTTACCGAAATAAACCTCTTTATGCATATCAACAACCGAATTTAATATTTCATCAGTATCAGTCGACCCAATAATCATTTCGACCGCGGATAATGAATATGAATTCGATAGTAGTTTAGAAACAATGTCGATATTTAGTTCCTTTGAATTTTTAAATTGTGTTATTGTAGTTCCAGTCTTATATAACAAATAGTCTTTTGCATCATAGAGATTTATTATATCAGATTTTTTCTTTTGAACTTCCTTGACCAATTTGTTCGCGTCCTTGATTTTAATTTTTTCCAATTTAGCATTGAGACTTTCTCCAGTTTTTTTCTCAATGAGGTAATTACTGTCGTCGCAATATTTTTCAAGCAAAAAGATATCGTCATTATTTAGTCCAAAAAGTTTTTGGTACCTTTTAAACACATTCTTCTTTTCTAGACTATTAGCTTTTTTAAACCTATTTGTGATATTAGCAAAGAACTTGCCGACTGATTGTGACACTTTAGCTAAGGTATCCTTTACTTTGGAAAATGCTTTCTTTAAAAATGTAATAGGGCCTTCATTCAGTTCCATATCTAAAGATTCGTTAACGATATCGTTGAAATAATCGTTATACGACGGTAGACTATATTTTTTAATAATATACGATGTTACCTTACCTAATTGAGCCTTATCAGCTGATTTTTTCAATGATACTTGAATAAAAGTAATCTTACTTTTTTCTCCTTTTATGACTCCATTATCATCAAAAGTGAAAGTATCAGTTTTCATTGCCGCGATGGTCGTGGCTGCATCGGCCGATGAAACGATCATATCTGCAGTATTAGCCTTTACGCCAGTGATTTTTACATTTTCGTTATCTTCTTCGGCTGAATAATAGTCTGTAATTCTGCCGTGGATAATATTGGCTTTGAATTTTACAACATCCATAAATTCTGCCATACCGCTAATAAGACCAACTAATTCAAGGAAATTCTTAGATGTCATCGAATCGAGTTTTGAAAGGAGCGTCGATTTACCTTTACTGTCCCAATCTTGACCATTGCCGAGGATATTCTTTACATTCGCAATGACGGTCTCTCGTGATTCAATATCGTTTTCGATATCTTTATAGTAAACACCAATAGCTTGAACAGTTTCGAGCGTAGGAGTATCTTTACCCCAATTGATATCTGAACCTAGTTTTAAGATATTATAATACGAGTCAACTGCTTTTTCATACCAAGCGACTGAGCCGACGGCCTTTCCTTCGGGCGAATCTAAAATTTCAAATGCAGCTCGGAGCGCTTTCTTATTATCACCAAATACCACTGCGTCGGCAGGAATTTTAATAGGATCCAGTTTACTAAAAACTGGACTATCTGGCAATTTAATTGTAGAACCGATTCTGTTTTTAAATGTGTCTACTTTATCGCTTTTTAATGTAAAGAGCGAGCCTTCTCCGTATTTTCCAGCACTTACAGTAGCCTCGATGATCATATCAGAGGTTTCTTTATATTCTTTAAACGACAGCATATTTCCCATTAAACAAAATTGTTATTATAATTCTATTTATACAAAAAACATCTTTCAATATTCAGCCCAATGACAATTTTTCCAGTCGCTTTCAACAAACCAACGGATGAACAAGCCGCGTTCCATACCATGGGCTTCAATCTCCCACGGCTGGTCATAGTAGTGAGTAGAATTAAAATTAAACTTCTTGCCTTTCCATTTACACAAGTATGGTGATCTTGCCAAGTCTTTTAACTCACCTCTAGCGTACTGCTTCACGTGAACCATTTCGTGCGCGATGGTTTCTAACATAGATTGGAGGCTTTGAGTAGAGTCAGCTCTTATGGTGAAGTTACGTGGGCGATCCCGGGATTGATCTTCCCAAATGCAGTCACCAGCAAGTTGCTCATTTTCGATGAGGCGGGGGATTAACGCGATATCGATATTTAGCTTTCCTTCAAGCCTGGGCATTATCTTACCTATGCAGTACTCGACAATTGAATTAACCATTGCCCTTTTTCTTTTACCTGATCCTTTTACACTAACCATGTTCGTTCTGCCCCTATTCTACCACAAATTGTGGGGAATGTACACATTTATTTTCATAAAAGTGCGGCTTTTAGCTAATATGGTCATATTTTGAAGGCAGAAAAGTCATTATTCGCGACTGGGGTTGGAGTGATCTGATCACTCACGAGTGTTTGGGCTGAATCTTCCACATCGTAGAGCCGCATCTTAGATCGGTCAATACCAACAACGAACCTCTTATTTTGCGTAGGATCATTGTAGCGGTTCTTTAATTGTTTCACCATAAGCTGATTCATGCCTTCAAGTTGTTCAGTTGAAATAAGAGCAAGCATTAGGTCTGCCGTGGCTGGAAGTCCAAAACTCTCTGAAGTATCAGTGAGTTCAACATCGGTATTACCAAATCCTGAACGAGTAACTTGAGTAGCTGACCAAATAGGGACATCATGCTCAACTGCCAAACCTCTAAGCTCTTCTGCAATTGCTTTAATGAGAGAATAAGTATTAACAGAGCCTCCAAGGCCTTTGATGCGGGCAGAACCCATGATGTTTAGATAGTCAACATAAATGACATCTGGCTTAAAGTTCTTCTTAAGTTTAAGCTCATCAAGTAAAGCTCTGAAATGGCCTACGTGGGCTGTTGCTGTAGGATACTCTTTCACAATAAGTTTTCCTCGAGACTTCTCTTTGAGCGAATTAACTTTCGTATCAAAGAGCTCTTTAGGTAACGTAGTAAGTTGATCGATTGGGATATCAAGTAGATTCGCATCAATGCGCTCAGCAATTCTTTCTTCTGCCATTTCGAGAGTAATATACAATACGTTAAGACCTGCTGCAAGATTAGCAGAAGCAAAATGGCACATCGCTAAGCTTTTTCCAACACCTGTGCCGGCCAATATGATGTTAAGTGTTTTATTTGAAACACCACCTTTCGTGATAGTATTAAAGAGCGAGAGATCAAATGGTATTCTATCTTCTTTAGCATGATAAAAATCATACCGCTCAGTTGAATTTTCGAAATAATCATGCCCAACATTTTTATCAAAGGACACTTGGAGTGCCTTAGATAGTATCCCTGGGATAGCTCCATCAGTCAGTTCTTGCTCTTTTCCGTCAATAATGCTTATTGATTTAATAATAGCAATATAGACTGCTCTGTTCTTACACCATTCTTCAGTGGAGTCTAGTAGCCATTCAGTATCAACTTTCTCGGGATTTTTTAGATCAATGATCAAGTTGTGAATATCATTCTTATTTGGCTTATTTACGTAATCAGACTTTTGAAACTCGACATCCAACGCAGAGGCTGTCGGCAGTTTGTTATAATCACCTAGAAACTGTAATATAAGTTCATAAACTGGCCTATACTCATTTTCAAAGTATTCAGTCTTAAGGTGTGGTAGTGTCTGACGACAAAAGTCTTCATCAGTCGTCAGATTCTTCAGTATCAGCTTTTGCAGATTCGTCATCATTAATTTTCTCTTCGATTAGGGTAATAAGGACATCACCCATAAAATTCTTAAACGGTTTAGATTTTTCTAATTTGTTCTTCTTCTTTCCTTCTGGAACTTCATTGATTGTGAAGTCAAACTTAACAACTGGCTCATCAACAGAACCAGTGATTTCTACTTTGCCGTATGTATATACTACACCAGAGTACGGTCCTTGTACAACCTTTAATGAATACAATTCGCTGTCGCCTCTTTCGACGAATTTGATGTATCGATCTACATTAATCTTATTCGCAGCCATCGCTATCCTCCTCTCTTACCATTTCAACTGTTCCAACCTTGAATCGGTTTTCGATATAATCTTCGAAGTCGGTCTTTTCGAATACTGGTTCCCAGAATGACTTTTGAAGAGTTTGCTTAGCTCTAACATTTCCAGAAAGTTCCTCAGCGGTCGCAGGGTTTCTTGCTTGGTACCAACCATTTTTTGGTTTAATAACATAGCCGCCGATGATAGCGACATCAAGTAATCCAGACCATTTTTCGATGCCTCCGTCCCAAGAAACAGTAATAGGAATCTTTGATTTTTCTTTAACAAACCGTGATTTTTCGACGTTGATTACGAAATGATATCCCTTGATTTCTGTGCCATCTTTTTCTTGTCGCCGGCCAATAATCCAAACATTATCTGCTGAATACATTACCCCGGTTCCTCCTGAAACAACTGCTTTTGGGAACATGCCTTGCTCCATATATGTATGATTGATCGCGATCAATGGTATGTCTTTAATAGTTAAAGTTGGCGTGATCATTCTGAATAAGCCTTTGAGAGCTTTTGCACGAGTCATATCAGCGACAGATTTCATATTCTCGGCATCATCAACTTCTTTCTTAGAAGCA